AGCCCTTGCGTCGGCAGGAACCACACCGCTGTGTTGCCCGGACGAATCCCTAAGATGGCGTTATGAGCGGCCTTGATCCATCGCGCGAGCCCGCGTCCCATGACGCCGGGAGGATTCAGCGCATTGAATGGCGTCTCCTCGTTTGGGAACGGCACGTCGGCCGTGTCACCAGTGATCGAGCTCAGGGCGACCATGGCCGACGTCTTCGCCCCCGTCGCGAGATCGTAGAGAGGATCGGCGCGCTCGCGCAGGTACTTGGTTCGGTTGGCGAGCGCCTGCGCCGTCGCCTTGTGCTCGGCGTTGCAGCACGGATCCCCGTCGTCGATGACGGGGACGACGCTCGTGAAGTCATTCTGTTCTTCGAGGTTCACGCTTCAATCACTCCGGTTCCGATGAGACCCACCGTGCCGCCACAGAGCGCGCCGCTGCCTCCGTTCGGCACCGTTCCGCAGAAGAGATTCGTGCCGCAGATGGGCCCGTCGATCTCGACGATGATCTGGCGACAGACCTCGTGCCCAGCCTTGAACGTTTTCATGATGTAACGAAGTTCGTCGATGACTTCGGGCGCCGCCGTGATCCCCGCCGTGTGCTGCCCCGCGATCGCTGGCGTTGATCCAGCGAGGCGCGGTGGATCGAATGGCGTGCCGTCGCCGGCCACGACACCAGACGCACCGCAGAGCGCACCGCCGCCACAGAGGAAGAAGCTCGAGCCGTCCGCATGGCTCGCGAACGGGAGAAACGCCCAGATTTGAGTGATGTGATTGAGCGGCGTGCGATCCCATTCGCGGGGTGAATAGACCGCGGCGCTCTCGTAGCCTGCCGCGCCGAGCTCGCCGAGGAGGCAGTCGGCGGTCCCGCTCGACTCCCAAATCTCGAGCGCACGGCCGAGGCGCTCACGGTAACCCTCGTCGTCCTCCGCGAGGTAGCGGCGAAGCCGCCGATCGCTACCCTGGTAGCCGAGCACGTCGCTCGGCTGCCCGGCGATGAGCCAGAGCGCTTGCACCGCCGTAGCTGCGCCGAGCGCGATGATGTCGGCGAGCAATCCCCCGACGAGGCCCGAGAAACGCTCGCCGAGTGTTCCCTTCCACGGCCGCGCTGGGAGGCGGCGCGCGATGAGTTCGCGATAGTTGCCCATCAGGCCGAGAGGAAGGTGATGCCGCTGAGATCACCGGGTTCGACGATCTCGAAGGCCGTCAGGAGGAAATCGGTCAGCCCCGGGAGGCGCACGGACACTACGCCCGGGATCTGGCTCATCGCAGTGATGAGCTCGCTCACCGGGAAGACGCCCGTTGTGGATGGCGGGAGAATCACGCCACCGATGTCCACGGCACCGCAAAAGTCCTGGATCGCGTTCAGTACCTCGCTCTGCCGTGCCGGCGTGTTGAACGCGCTCAGGATGTGCACCGTTCCGACCGGGTTCAGTTGGATGGTCGGCGGCGCCACGGCGAGCGGATCGCAAGATGGGGAGCGTTTCGCGTCGAGCTCCGCCTGGACGTTCGAGACGTCGGTCGGTCCGGCTGGGCCGGTCGAAGTCGCGACGTACACGTCGAGAGTGTGCGGCCCTCGCGGGTTCGAGTCGTCCACCTTGACGCGCTCGATCCCCGCGACGCTCCGCGCGAGGAATTCGTACCCGTCCGCGGGAAGCGAGATCTGATTCAGCGTCGTAATGCGGGTGCGATTCCGCTGCCGGATGGAAGTGATGCTCTCCTCGTCCGAGCCCGCCGTCGTGTACCAGGGCGCGCCACCAACGCCAGCAGGATTCGTGACCGTTACGCCCGCGAGCGACGAGCGGAGGTGCTTGATCGCGCCGTTCGCGACGTTGCCTGACGAGCCACCGAGGACGGCTCGAACCGTGACGGTCAGCGTCGCTCCGATGTTGAGCGAGCCGCCTGTACGGTTCTGAAACTCTATTCCAGCGTCCGTGGCGACGAGAACTTCACCGACGCCGATGGTGTAATTCTTAGTCCCGACGTTCGTGAGAACGCACGGGCCCACGGTGTTGACGGCAGGATGCTGAATGTTCTGGTAGTTCGACCGGGAGAGCTCGCGCAGAGGGGTTCCCGTCGCGAAGTCGTTCAGGGCGAAGTCGACCGTCTGCCGCACGGTCTCGGTGAGGTCCGACCATACGGTCGAGAACGCGCGGACGAATCGGTACTGCTTCGAGTCGAGCGCCCAATTCGTCGGGGTGAATCCGAGCGCGCCGAGCTGCCCGAGCACGAACTCGATCGCCTCGGTGCGCTTCAGGCGCTTTCTGAGTTGGTCGACACCGACGGTCATGCGGCTTCTTGGAGGTTGAACTCGACGAGTTTCACGGCAGCCACGGTCACCGAAATGACCATCTCGAACGCCTCACCGCCCGATGCGACGACACCGATCGTCACCGTCAGCGTGGAGCCGTTCTGAACGACCTTCGCGGTAGCGCTCGCGACGCGTTCGTCCGCTTTCATCTGCTCGACGATCTTCTGCTCGACCTCGCCCGCATCCACGACGTCGCCGACCACGAGCGTGAGGTCGTAGCCGTTCGTGGGCTCGTCCTCGGCGGTGCCGGGGATGTTGCCGAGGCGACAGCAGAGATTCTCGGCGAGGCAGCGCAGGCCCGAGACGAATGAGAGCTCGGCGTCTAGGTCTTCGATGCCGCCGAGGTCTTCGCCGTAGTCGGGCATCAGGCGGCCGTGGCGAAGGCTTGCTGCGCGGCAGCCATCGCGCCCCCATCCGACGCCGCGAAGATCCAGGCGACGCAGCCGTCGCCGCCGTTCCCCTCGGGGAAGCCGTTCTCGGTCGCCGCCGCGAGCTCGTCACCGAGGTCCCGCACCGCGCCGGTGTACTGGTAGGCGTGGATGCCGGGGGTGCCGAGCAGAAGGCCGAGGTCGAGCGAAAAGTCTACCGACGCCTCGAGCAGCGCCTTGATCTCGGCCGCGAACGAAATGCTCGCGTTGAAGTGACCAATGTCCGCCTGAATCTGCGCGATGAGCTTCGCGACGGCCGCGAGCTGGAAGCTCAGGCCTGGAAGCCCGAGGCTGATCGCCGCTTCAAGAGCAGCAACCAGCTTCAACGCTGCTTCGAGCTGGGCCGTGAGGCTCGGGGGCGTGAGCACGAGCGAGGCTTGGAGCTTCAGCGCGGCCGCGAGCTTCGCGTTCAGGCTGGGCAGCACGAGGCCCACGTCGGCCTCGAGCCGTGCGCTCGCAGCGAGGCCGGCAGCAAGGGCAGCGTCGAGCTCGACCTTCGCGCGCCCAGCGATGGGCACGCAGTTACCGAGCGTGAGGGAGCCGAGGTGGACGAGCATCGGGATCGTTTCAGGGGATCAGGAACTTCGGATTTCCGCCGGCGACGATGGCCGTCACGCTTCCCGTCGGGAGGGTGGCGGTCCCGCTGAACGGGAGGCCGCCAGGCGGCGTCGGTATCGGCGGCGGGGGCGGGGCGCCGGGCGCTTGTGTGAAGCCCTCGAGCAGGCCCTCGACGGTCACGACGTCGGGAAGGAGGACATCGACCGGGTAGCCCATGCCGGAGACGCTCGCCGCGCCCTCGTCGACGGCGACCAGGTTGGGCGCAGTCCCTGCCTCCCACGCCGAGATATACGGGCGTTTCGGGTCACCCGACTGAAAGCCAACGAGGCACCGCGATCCCTGCGCTCCGCTCGCCCTGGTGGCAGGAAGGCCAGCAAGCGCGAAGAGGGGCGGAAGGCCTCGCCCTCGTATCGACTCGTCGTCGGGCGTCACGTCCATCGAGCCGTCGGCGTGCACGAGCTCGACGGTCGCGGGGTAGTGGCGATGAAATCTGAGGTCGCGGCAAACCCACCGGATGAACGCCGCGAGCTTTTCGCCGATCATGCCTTGAACCCCGTTGCGCCGCCGTCGATGAGCCCCGAGGCCGAGGTAGTGATCGTCATGGTGCCCGTGAACGCTCCGACCGGCGTCACACCCACGACCGGGACCGTTGGAGGGAAGAAGACCGTGACCGGATCTCCGTCGCGCGCGATCGGCCTGTCACCGTTGTCGAAGGCGATTTCGTCCACCGCCCCGGGCTCCCAGAGCGAAGCGTATGGCCGCGCCGGGTCTCCGGCCTCGAAGCCCAGCAAGAGCCTCGCCCCTGCCTTCACTTTCACGCGGAAGCCAGGAAGGCCATGGCGTATCGGGACAGCTTGCAACCCACCCCCGCGGATCGCTTCGTCGTCGGGCGTGAGATCGAGCGTGCCGTCATCGGCCTGGCGCTCGACCGTGCACGGGTATTGGGCGTGATAGCGGGTATCCCGCATCACCCAACGGATGAACGCGGCGAGCGATTTCCCGAGCGTCACGCATCGACCCCGAGCATCTCGAGCGCGCCTCGCACGGCCGCGGCGGTCTTGTACCGGAGCATGAGGTTGTCGCCCGGGGTCCCGGTCTCACCGAGCGTCGAGGTCACAGCTACGTCGACGGCTTCGATGGCGAGGTCGATGAGGTCGTCGGCCGCGCGCGCCCGCACGGTCGGCGGGTTGATGCTCAGGAGTCCGCGAGCTCGCTCCGATCCGGAAACGGTGCGTTGCGGCTCGAGCCCATCGATGCCATCGATCACGCACTCGAACGACCCGCCCTCGAGCGTCACGGTCGCGCGTGGCCAGTTGGTTCGGTCCCAGGTTGCGGTTGCCATCAGGCGGCCTCGAGCCAATACGTCGCGCGCAGGTCTCCGCCCTCGACCCGATACTCGACATCACCCACCCGATCGCCGTTCACGGTCGAATCCGGCAAGAGATCGAGCGCGTCGAGCGCCACGTGAACTCGCTGGCGGGCAGGCTCACGGTCGAGCTCGACGAGACCATCGGGCGTGGCCCGGTTGAAAGCAGGAGCGCCCACCCAAACGGTGCCGGCGGGAAGCACTCGCCACGTCGCATCCACGGCCTCGAGGACCAGCGTGAGCTGCTCGGCCGCCGAGCTCGCGGCGGTCGAGGCATTGCCGGCGCGGGTCCAATGGTCGATTCGCGCCCGGAGCGCCGGCGCCGTCAGGGCACGCTGCGAGAGCGTTTCCTTCGCGTCCGCCAGGATGTCGAGCACGACCGTTCGCACGATCGTCCCGACGTACGACTTCGCGGGCGCGGGCAGGCGAAGGCCGCCAGAGCCACCCACGACAACCGCCGTGCACACTTCCGCGACGACGCCCGACGTGAGGATCTTTCCGATCCACTCGTTCTCGCCATCCGAAATCGTTGCCTTGCCGGACAGCGCGTCGATCGCGCGGGCACTCACGTCCGCTACCCACACGCCCTCGAGGGGCGACCGGAGCTTCATGCCGAGAACGGGTGCGCCGTTCAGGGTGATCGAGCGTGCCACGCCTCATCCCCTCGGATCGGGCATGTTGTCGTGCACCGACCCGCCGCTCGGGGGCGCACCGGAGCCGGCGACTCCGTCGTCACGGAACGGAATCCAAGCGCTGGCGTCGTCTTTCGGCTTCTTCTTCTGATCCTTCACGTTCTTCGAGAGCGCCGCATCGGGGAGCCACTCGAAGGCTTGAAGGTTCCACACCCAGCCCTCTACCGGATCGGGGTGTTCGATGTCGCAATCCCCGAGCACCACCGCAGTGACACCAAAGTAGTTGGCTGACTCGTGGAGGATCTCCAGCGGATCCATCGGATCGCCACTGGCCTTGCCGATGATGAAGTCGCGCAAGTCGTCGGCGAGCAGCCGATCCTCGGCCGTGTCGTTGATGACGATCTCGATGTCGAGCTCCCTTGGATCGGAGCCCACGTCTTTCAACCCGGCTCCACGCTTCCCCGTAGCCTTCCGCTTCTTGATGCCGGTCGGCAGCTTCAGCTTCACCCGCGCCATGCCCGGGATGCGTTTGCCGCCGAGGACGAGCGTGTCCCAAGTCCCACGCTCTTCATCTGCGGAACTCCAGGAACGGATCGGCATCGTTGCACGTGGCTAGAAAAGTGGACCGACGATCGGCTCTCGTGGGATCGCGCACTCCGCCAGGCGATCACCCAGGGAGGGGGGCAAGCGACGGGAGCGGCGCGAACGCACGCGACCGTCGGTCCATGCTTCATGCGGCGCCGACGGTGCGCGCGAGGTCCGAGACCTCGTCCTCGAGCGCGCGCCGTACCCGCACCTCGAGGTCGTCGGCGAGCTCGGCGGAGCTCTGGCCGGGTTGCTGGGTGATCTGGAAAACCGGAGCGAAGCGCACGCTCACGGAAGAGCCCCCGGGTGCCATGTCGCCGGCACGCGGACGATCCGCGAAACTCGAAGCGACAGGCCCAACCTGGGCCTGGGCGCGTGACGTTACCGCGTTGTCGTTTGCTGCGAGCGTCACCGACCCGCGCGCGAGCCTGTCGATCGCACTGCCGACATCGATCGACTCGATGCCTCGCCTCAGTCCGAGCGAGATGAGGGTGCCCTTTTCCTCCATCGCCTTCGAAGGGCTGCCGAAGTTGAAGATCTTGCCAAGCTTGCCCATGATCGCCGCGCCGACGCGTCCCGCGACATCGGAGACCTTGGTGATACCCGCCTCGAGGCCGCTCACGAGGCCGTCGATGATCCGCGGTCCCCACGTGGCTGCCGCGTCGATGACCTTGGAGGCCGCACTCCGAACGACATCGAAGGGCTTTTGGATGGCGTCCCCCAGGCGAAACAGCGCCGGGAGGATCTCGAGAACCAGCGTGGTGAGCTTGCCGAGCATCCCGACGATCATGCCGAGACGCTTCCCCCAACTCTCCGCCGCCTTTGCCACCTCGGGTTTGGCCAGGGCCGAGAGGAATCGGTCGAGCGATTCCCCCATCTTCGGGAGATCCTTGCTGAGCTCGCCGCCGAAGCCCTTGAAGAAGCGCTGGGCGATCGGCGTCACCTTTTCGATGAGCTTGCCGATGAACTCGAACGCCTGCCCGAGACCGGTGGCAAGCCTGTCGATCGCCTGCTGCCCCTCTGGGCTCGTGAGGAATGCATCGAGCTTCGCGGCGATGGGCCCGATAGCTCGCTCGATTTGCGGGACCATCTGCTCACCGAGGGAGACCATGAGGTTCTGCCCTCGTGCCTTCAGGCGGCCGGCCATGCCCGTGAGCGTCGTGTCGGCGAAGCGTTTCCCTGCCTCTCCCAACACCTTCGAACCGGTCTTCTCTTGGACCGCTTGGAGGATGGCGGAGATCGCCGTGTCGGCGTCGATCTTCCCGCCCTCTTGCAGCTTCAGCACTTCGGCGTTGCTCGAGACGCCGAGCAGCTTCTGCATCTTCTGACGGATGAGGTCGATCGAAACCCCAGCGTTCGCGAGCTGGTTCAGCTCGTCGCCCTGCAGGATTCCCGTCCCCTTGATCTGCGTTATCGCACGAATGGCGCCGGCGACATCCTCGCCACCGGCACCGATGACGCGGAGGTCGGCACCCATTCGGATGATGTCGCTCGCGAGTTCGGGGTTGAACTGCGCCGCGAGAAGCTTCTTGAAGTTCCCCGTCGTGTCCTGGACGTCCATCCCGAACTCGACGGCGAGGTTTCGCGCGCGCTCGAATAGTTTCGCCCCGGACGCGCCGTGCTTCGCGAGCGCGTTGAACGCGAGCTCTGAGTTTTCAGCGAACGTCGTGAATTCGATGACGGTTGCGATCGCGCCCTTGCCGAGGTCCACGATCGCGCCGAGCGCGCGCGCGGCGCCGTCCGCAATGAGGCTGCCAATGGCCACGCCCTTCACCCCGAGACCGCCGAGCGACCTTCCGGTGCTAGTGCTCTGAGTCTCGAGCTTCTTGAATCCCTCGGTCGCAGGACGGACCTGCTTTCGCGTGAGCTTGTCGATCCCCGAACCGATGCGACTCAGCGGTCGACTCATCTTGTCGATGAGCTCGAGTACGAAACGAGAGCGGTTAGCCAAAGGTCTGCCTCAAAATCTCTTGAACGGATTCGTTGATGCGGTCGCCCCACGCCCTCGGCAGGACGCCCTCGGGAACCATCTTTCGCGCGACCATTCGCTTCGTGCCCTGCTGATGAAAGTCAGCGTAATCGACCGCCGGCGCGATCGTCACCGAGGTGCGCCCCATCTTCTCGACGTGCCAACCACGGCGTAGCCTCGCCGTCTTTCCGACGAGGACCTGCCTGCCATCGGGGCGCTTCTTCCGCTCCCAACGCCGCCCGGCCGGATCCGTCTCGCTGCGAAACCCATCCTGAACGAGGCCGAGCAATTCTTCGGCGACGCTCTTCGTGATGCGCCGCATGAGCACGGCGTCGCGGCCCACCTTGCGGCGGAGCTCGCGCAGTGCTCGGAGATCGGCCTTCAGTCGAATCATCGGCGTCTACGTCCCGGTCTCTTCTTCGTGGCCCGCCTGAGCGCCTTGTCGTACGCGACGACCCAGCTCTTCAGGTAGCGGACATTGTCGTAGAATTCGGCGGTGTGCAGCGCGCCGACGTGCGCTTCCTCGGTCTCGGGCCTGTGCAAATAAGCGAAAAGCGCCCGCGCGGTTCCGTACAGGTACCGTCGCGAGCGCTGCCAGGCCTCTATCCTTTTTTTGCGATGATTTCGACTTCAGAGCCCGCGAGCTTTTCGAGCTCGAGCGCGATCGCTGGCGGCGCAGCCGGGTACCGGTTGAATGCCTGCTCGAGCACGTCTGGGCCCGGCTCGACGAGCGCCTTCAGGCAGAGCTGCCGACTCCAAAGGACGCCCTTCGAGCGGTCCTTCTGCATCTGCGCCTGAAACTCTTCGTAGTCGGTCTGATTCGGGCACTTGAACGCGAACTCTTTGCCAGAGAGCTTCGCGTAGATGAGATCGCCGTGCTGGGCCTCGAGGCCCTTCTTCGTATCGTTGTCCACCGTTCACCTCCCTTGGTTGATGGTGGGTTTTCACCGGCTATGGCCGGATGAATCAAATTCGCTGGTTCCTGAACGGCTTCTTTCCGTCGAATGTGCGGTACAGGAACGAGATGGGGAACGACGTCTGGACGCCCTCGGGCCCGTCGCCCGGGTCTTCGTCCACGTCGAGAATGCGACACGAGACGAGCTCGCGCGTGATGCCTGGCTTGTTCGGCGCGATGTAGCGCACGACGATGTTGAAGATCATGTCGGAGAAACCATCTCCGAGGTGATTGATTAGGGCCTGCGCTTCCTCGACGTCGTCCGTCTCGAGCGAGCCCTCGCCGACTTGCATCTTGCCGCGTGTGCGCCCGAGCACCTCGGGCACCGAGGCCGTTTCCCCGATGATGCCCTCCTCGATGGGCTGCGAGTGCGTGACCTTGAAGGTCGTGAAGAGGCGGCGTCCGATGCGGATCTCGGTGCCGGATTGGCTGTACTTGAAGCCCCGCGTGTCGGGGTAGAGGGGATCAGTAGTCATTGACTCCTCACGTCTGGACCGGCTGCGCGAGCACGAAGCTGAAGGTCGTCGCGATGTTGTCCACGTAGGCGAGCGAAGTGATCGCCACTTGCGACAGCAGGAGACCCGTGGAGAGCATGTTGTTCGTGAGGTCGACCGTGTAGCTCACGGCAGTCACGTGACCCTGCTTTCCGCCGGCGTTCTTCGGCTGGCGCAGCAAAGCCCGTAGGCCTTCGTTCACATCGGTCTCGAGATCGGCGGCGTCGCCTGGGTCGATGCGTCCCGTGCCATCGACGAGCGTGAAGAGCCCTTCGCCGATGAACTCCGTCTGCTTGCCGTAGACGAAGTTGCAGGCCGTATCCATCACGCGACGGTGTGGCCAGTAGCGGAAGTCGCTGCCCGACTGCGACTTCAGGTGTCCCTGGGTCGCGAAGAAGCCGACCTTGTTCGGCCAGGTCCGGAGCGTCGAAACCTTGATGTCGTTGAGACCGGCGTCTTGCAGGTAGCCGTCGTGCGTGATCGACTTCGCGCCAGGGATGGGCCCGCCGCGCACGCGCTTGAGATCCGTCGAGATGAGGCTCCGCGCCGCGAGGTAAGCGAACGCGCTGTTCACGCGACGTTGCGGCATCGACCAACCGGGGAAGGGCTTCGCGCTCGGGCCGACCCACCCGCCGTAGGAGCCGAGCACGCGAACGCCGACCTGCGAGGTGAAGCTCGTGAGGACGTTGGCCGTCGTGTCGTCACCCACGTCGCACATGCCAGCCTTGTGGCGGAAGTTCGTGGACGCGAGCGCGGCGAGCTGAGTCTGAAGGCCGGCGAATTGCGTCGCAGCGGCAGACGCCGTTGCGTGCTTGCCGGCCGCGTCGACGTAGTCCCAATCGAGACCCGGCGCGGCGGCAAGGGCGGCGAACGCGGTACCGAGGTTGGTCGCGTTCCACATCGGCGCTGTGCTCGTCCAGGAATGCGTGGTGCCGACGACGTGCGTGCCCGACACGAACGTCGCGGTGATTCCGGTGTTCGGGATGACGAACGAGCCGCCCGACGGAATGATGATGGTTTCGGACCAGGTTTCCTGGTTGTCGAGCGTGTAGCGGAACTTCCCGACGCCGAGTGCGCCGCCTCCCACGATTTCGATCCGAGCCTGGTAGTCGTCGTTGGGCGTGCCCGAGACGGTGACATCGGGACCCGAAGGACCGGCCTCGGTCACCGTCGAGTTCGAGCCAGCGACCGAGCAGGTCGTCTTCATGAACCGCACGGGTCCGCCGACGTTCGCCAGCACAAAGGCCGCGTCCTCGACGGCCGGCCCCTGTCCCTCGGTCGCCACGAGATCGGGAACCCGGCTGTAGGTCTTCAGGACGTTCTCGGAGCCGCCGGAGCTGTAGCCGAGGAACAACGGGATCGACGTCGCGGGTACGACGACATTCGTCCCGAATTCGTTGATCGTGAAGGCTTGTGCCGGAATGGGCATCGATCAGACTCCAGTGGTTTCGGCGCGCGCCTTCGCGCACGCCTTCGCGATGTGCTCGGGAACGCTCGTATCCGGGCAGCCGGGCGCGAGCGCTCGCTCGTGTGCGGGGACTGCCGGGTACTCGCCAGCGGCTGCGAGCGCGGCGTCGAAGTCGGCTTCGGACAGGCGGAAAGCTTTCGCAGGGTCCTGCTCGTCCTGGGCGTGCTTCGTCCAGCCGTGAAGCGTTGCGGCCTCGTAGTAGAAGCCTTTCGCGTGCGGCTCCACCCAAGGCTGCTTTTCGCTCGGCTCGAAGAGCAAGCCCTTACGGTGGGCCCACTCTCGAGGTGTGAGAAGATCGGCGCTTGCCGATGCGGCCGGTTGCACCGGAAGGATTTCGGCCCTGGTGGGCGCTGGCAGCGGCGGCAGTGCGCCCGCCTCCGCGTCGCTTTCAGAACTTCGATTGCGAGGCATGATTCTCCCTGTCACGTGAACGTGTTGTCGAGCTTGCAGGTCTCCTGCTGCCCGGTGAGCCGCACGAGCTTGCGGGTCTCGTAGATGACCGGCAGATTGAATCCGATCGTCAACATCACCGCTTGACCGGTGACGCCGTACGACGCTCGTTCTTCTTCCTGAGTGATCCAGCGCTCGAGCTCGTAGACGACGTCGTGCGCGAACATTCGGAACGTCGCGCTGATAACCGCTTCGAGGAGCTCCTCGACTTCGTCGATCGCTGACGGCTCTTCCTTCTTGTCGCCTGCGATGCAGATCACCATCACGCGCGGCTGCCGTCGCACACACTCGAATTGACGCGTATCGACGTTCGGTTGCGTGAGGCTCGCTTCCGGCCCGGGCTCGATGGGACCCGCCGAGCCCGCGACCTTCTTCCCTCCCGGTTGCCCAGCCTCCGCGATCGGCCCACCCACGGGGATGAAGCAGACGCGGCGGCCGCTCTGATGGTTCTGGGCTGCGAGGCGCCCGAAGACGAACTTCACCGAAGGATCAGCGAGGGCATCGAAAATCTTCTGACAGTTCGCGCGGAGCTTCGCCACCTCTTCACCACTCGATCGGAGGGTCGCTCGCTACTGCGAAGGCGCGCTCTTCGACTTCGGGTGTCGCGTCCACGATGCCCGGCGGCACGATGGTCCCCTTCGAGACGCCGATGAGCCACTTGAGCGCGTTCTTGTGGCCCGCGTCGATGATGTCGTCAGGGCCGAGCGGTTGTCGCCCTCGAGCGCTCAGCAAGTGATAGACGGCGAGCCTCGCGCCGTGAAGCCGTACATCGGGGCCCCACTTCGCGAGCGGAAGCGTGAAACCGCCCCCGAGGTACCCGTCCATCTCCGTCGAAGCGACGATGCAAAACTCGGCGAGGGCGTTGTCGTCCAGGTCATCGAGCGCGCCTGCCTGAATGCCGAGCCCGCGCACGTGCCGCGGTTCGGCGTAGAGGACATGGGCCGTTCCGACGACCTGGAACGTGAACGAGGGCGAGCCAGAGCCCTCAATCGTCCACGAGACCCGCACGTAGCGGTCGAGGTCGCCGAAGTGCTTTTGGACCTTGAGCTGCCCCGTCGATGTCACGGGCGGGAAGCTCCCGACGACGCGAAAGCCCGCCCCGCTCTGCTCGCTCGTCTCGAGCGTGACCGTCAGAAGCGCATCGGCGCCGACGGGCGTCACCGAAACGAGAAGCTCGAGCTCGGCGCCTGTGCGCAGCACGCCGATGTCGATGGCCGAACCGAACCCACTCGCATCCCGAGCCAGACTCGGGGCCGGCTCGATGTCGAGCGGGTTTGCCACGGCTTACGCCGCCTTGGCGCGCGGAACGAACTTCACTTCGACGTGCGCGAGACGAACGGGGTCATTCGCGTGCGTGCCGGGAACGAGCTGGATGTTCAGGAAGGAGGCGGCGTCCGGGATGTCGGCGGCAGAGATCACAGCCGTGATCTTATGGAAGGTCTCCGACGGCACCGAGTCGGTCGCGGTGTCGGTGACCTGCGCGCCGCCGTCCCAGCTCGTGAGAACTGAGAATGTCGCGGCCTCGATACCGCCGCCGCCGGCGTTGTCGGTGCGCACCCAGAGTTCGACGAGCACGTCGTCCCTGCCATCGAAGTCATCGGGTAGGGTCTTCGTTGCTTGGATGATCGTCTGATTCGTCGCGATCCACGTGAGCGACATGATCTCGCTCGTGGCTTCGGCTCCGAGAACAGGCGCCGTGTTCGACGAGAATAGGCCGCCATTCGCGGTGGTGTCCCCTACCGCTCCCGCGGAAGAGACGATACGGAAGTCGTTCAGCGAGAACCCGACCGGCTTGCGGAATTCGTAGTAGTGGCCCTTGGTAGCTTGCGGCATGGTGCTCCGTTGGCTCGCGCTCAGCCGAGCGCGGCAATGATCTTCTTCGCCTGGTTCGACTTGAACCCAGCGCGCTCGAGCTCGGCCTGATCGGCTCCGTCGAGATCTTCTTCGGTCGTGTAACCGACCTTTGCGAGGTCGGCTTTCAGCGGGAAGTCGGCGGCGAGCGGTGTGCCCGGTTCCGCTTCCTGCTTTGCCTGCCAAACGTTCGCGTCGTCGGGAACGCTCTGGAGGCGCTTGTGCAGGTAGAAGCGTCGAACGTTTCGGATCTCCGCCATGCCGACCTCCGCTGCGAGTGCACCGAGCGCCGCGCCGAGCTCGCCCTCGAGCCCCTCCACCTGCTCTTGGAGCTCGGCGACGCGCTTGTCGTCGGTCGAATCGACCGTTGGCGCGCCGCCGCCCGCCGCCTTGAGCTCGGCCGCGTGCTTCTTGCGAAGCTCGTAGAGGGCCGTTTCGTGCTCTTGGTAGGGGATGAAGTCGGGCAGGCGGGGAGGCGGCTCCGGCAAGCCGGCCGCCTCCCGTGCGCGGTGCTCGTGCATGCGGCGAGCGGTGATCATCAGAACGTCAGCGCCCCGATGTAGTTTTTGACGTTGTGCTTAATGGCGACGCAACCCGGTCGGCTTCCACCACGACGGCGGCGATAGAGCTTGGTCGCGTGGTAGAGGTGCATCGCGACGATGTCGGCATCCGCGAGGATGTCGACGTCGCTCTGCGCCCCGAGCCGCTGCTGGTTGTACCAGAACGCGAGCGCGTCTTGCTGCAGGATGAGGTCGGTGACCTTGAGGTTCGCTTGCGCCTTCCAGGTGTTGTCGGCGTTGAAGGTGCCAGATGCGAACGCCACGCTAAGGCCGGTCTTGCCGTTCATGCCGACCAGCGAATCGGCAGCAGTGTCGGTGAGCGCGACCGGCACGCCGTCGTCGAGCGCGACGAGCGTGTTGGAGAACGTGTTTCCGCCGTCCGTGGAGAACTTGAAGTTGTTGGTCGTGCCGTCGCCTGTGATGCAGTCGATCAAGAGCTTCCACGGACCGTTCGGGGTGCCGGTGATCGTCAGAACCGGTGGGGAGGTGCCGGCCGAGGTGACGGCGCCCATCGTGCTGCCGGTGAGCGGAACGAGGTCGGAGACGAGGACCGGAACGCCGCAGAACCGGGTCACCTGACCTTGGCCTTCGGTCAAGTTCATGAGCAAGAGCGGGCGCCCCTGCGAGTCCTTGAGTTTCGCCATGTCGGCGAGGGTCGTCGAGTGAACGACCATCGCAACGATGTTGTCTTGCTCGTCGCCCCACATCGTTTTCGCGTCCACCGCGAGATCCCAGTCGAGATAGACGGGGCTCGTCGCGCTGTAGACGTCGCTCACGAGCGGCGTCGTGGCAGCCTCTACCACGCACAGCTTGTCCATCGCGCGCGTAGCCTGAACCATCACTTGGTTGGCGGCTTCCTGGTGGGGATCGCCGACAGCCGGATCGATTTGACCGACACCCTGAGCCCAGCGGCTTGTTTCGGCCGCGAGTGACTGCCGTGCGACGGTGGCCTGCTCGAGCACCTGCTGAAGTTTGCTCGGGGTGACTGCCGATCCGTCTGCGTTATTGACGAATTCGGCGATCGTTCCGAAGTAGGGAATGTCGATCTTCTTGGCGATCGCGCCAGGACCAGCCGCCATCGTGCCGCTCACGCGGACGGCGCCCTGCGACGCTAGAATCGATCCCATGAAGGCGTTCTTTCCCTTGAAGACGCCGCGAACGGCATCGACGAGCACTTGAACGTCGATGAGGTCGGTGTTGACGGTAATTGCCATGGCTGTTTTTCCTTGGGTCTTTCGGGTGGGCTACGCCGTTCGCGACTCGGCGCAGGCGCCGCGCGTGACGGAACGAGTTGGTTTATTTTTCGTTCGGTAGGGTTCGGAGGATCAGAGGGCGCCGCGCGCCTGAGCGTCTTCGCGGAGCGTGTTGTAGAGCTCGACGTTCTCGCCCTTGAGCTTGAGCCGCGCCGCCGGCGTCATGTCCTCGAACGCTTTGCCGTTGTGCGTGGCGACGCCGCTCGGAGACGAGCCATCGGGGGTGGGTTGCTGGACGACCACCGCGGTCGCGCCTTGGCGGTGCGAGACGGCGAGGAAGCCTCGGAGGTCGTTCACGACCTCGTTGCCGTCGCTTGCAGGGATGCCGTTCTCGTCGGCCTTTACGGCCTTGTCGAATTTCTCGGTGTAGAACTTCGCCTGCGCGGGCGAGAGCTTCTTGTCCTTGCAACCCTGCTCGCGAAGCGCCTCGAAGTCGCGGCGGGAGTTCACGACCTTCAGCTTCTCGACCTCGTCGTGGAGCCCGGCGTTCGCCTCGCTCGACTCCTTCAGCGCACGCACGGCGCCGACGGCGGCGTCACCGCTCGTACCGAGCAGCGCCTCGATGGCGACACCCGCGCGCGCGCTGGCCTGAAGCTTCTTGATGGCTGCTTCGACGGCGGCTTCGTCCGCGTCTTCGGCGAGGGAGAGGGCCTTGAGGATGTTCTTGGGGAATTGCATGTCAGTCTCCTCGACTTCGGGCGTCGGCCCGAGGGCAAGTTGGAGTTGCGGGGTCGCTGGTTCGGGCGCCGGGGGCGCCGGCGACGGTTCGGGGTTCGTGGGCGTTTCGATGGCGGGGTCGCCCTCGAGCGCCGGAGATTCGGGAGCTGGCAGCGCGGCTCGCAGAGCTTCGGGGACTTTCTCGTAGTCGCCTGCCGCAATCGACCGAGCTACCGAGCGGCGAACCGAGTCGAGCGCTCGCTTTTCGTTCGCGGATGCCGCTGCTTTCGCCTTCGCGGGGATGACTTCATCGACGAAGCCGAAGGCCTTCGCCTCGGCCGCCGTCATCCACGTCTCGGCGTCCATGAGCTGGACGACCTTCTTCCGGTCGAGCCCGGAGCGCTTCGAGTAGATGTCGGCAAATGTGCCGCTCACCTTCCGAAGTACGTCGGCCCAGTCCTCGAGCTCCTCGGGACCGCCCATCGCCATGCCCCACGCGTTGTGGACCATGAACCAGGCGCCCTCGGTGATACGGATCGTGTCACCGGCCATCGCGACGAGTGTCGCGGCCGAGGCGGCGAGCCCCATGATGTCGACCTCGACCCGCGCGCCGTGCGCTTGGAGTTCGGCGTAGATCGCCTGTGCCTCGAAGACGTCCCCACCGTCCGAATGGACGCGAATCTTGATGAGCTTCGCCTTCGAATTCTCCTTGAGCTTGCGTCGAACCTGGCTCGCTGAGATCGAGTCGTACCACCAAGACGACTGCGCGATCACCGAGTAGATGTCGAGCTCGAGCGTCTCCGTGCCGTCGCCGGCGAGAGCGAACGCAAAGTTTCCCATGGCTTTGGTCTCAGTACTTGAGTCCGCGGATGCCGGTCGCAGTCGCGCCGGCCTTCACGCGCTTCGTCGCGAAGGGCCAGATCGTGTTTGCCCCAGCGGCAGCGATCGCGATTTCCGAGCCGTCCTGCAGAACGAGCGTCAGGTTCCCGGTGCCAGCGACGAAAATGGCATCAGCGACCGTGCCGGGCCAGATGTCGACGGTGTCGCTGGGGGTGACGGCGGTTGAAACGCTGTAGCGCATGCTTCGGTGTCTCTCGCGCGCGCCGGCGCGAGCCGAAGCGCTGGTTCAGTAGATGGCGTCGCTCGGAACGTTTTTCGCGACGGCGTAGGGCGACGGCGGGAGGTTCGGGATTCTTTCGGGCGCCTCGACGAGCCGCACGCCCTCGAGCCTCGCCATCCGCTCGAGGTAGGCGTTCAGCATCGCCGCGTCGCTCGTATCCACGTCGAGCGCGGGTGCGGGCTCAGGCCAGATCGTGACGTGCGCGCCGGTCTCGAAGTCGTCTCGAAGGATCTGGGCAAAGAGGGTCGCCCCCTCGACCTTGCCGCCGAGCTCGACCGTCGTGCCGTCCGCAAAACGCCAGGTCATGACGACCTCACCATGACCACTCCCGGCCCAACCGGCAAGGGGTCACCGGCCGGCGAGCTGCCCGAGCAGGAAAAGCACCATGTCTGGGTCTTTGCGCAGGAGCTTTTTCAGCTCCACGGTGTCGTGTAGGGCGTGCAATTTGCCGGCGAGGTACTCGTAGCCCATGGAGGTTATTTCCGTGGCCCTTTCCCCGTAGTCCTTGCCCATGTAGGCCTCGAGAAAGTCATCCTCTCTCGCGTACTCCCATGGTTCGTAGCCAAAGCCGAGGTGCTTTGGCTTCTCGCCCGCCGTGCGGGCTTTCAGGAATGCGCTTGACCGGGCGAGGGCCCGCGCGTCGTGGTGCTCGATGGCATGGGCCCACTCGTGGACGTAGACGGTGGGTGAGCGCCCGTTGAACGAGATCCGATTTTCAGACGGCGAGAAGTACGCTCGCTCGTGGTCGAGCCGCGCCACAACCCCCTTGGGTTGGGTGACTCGCTTGTCTGCTGTGAGACCGTAGAACCTACGTGCGCGTTCGACGCTGTCGTGGTTCGGGTTGCCGCCGGTGAAGGGGAAGTTCGCTTTCCCGAGCGGCTGAATGGTCCGCGTGTGCTCGGACAGCGCAGCGAAGAACGTCTGCTCTTCGGTGAGGACGAGTTTTCGGAGGGGCCGATTCCCTTGGCTGTTGAAGAGGTCGACGAACTCTTGAAGCGTCTTCGTTGCAACGCCTGGGTGCCCTTCGCTGTGCAGACGGTTCAATTCACCGAGTACATCGCCCGCGGAGCGGTCGAGCGCGCGCTCTTGCATCGCTCGCCCCCAACCGAGCGCCGGCGCTGCTTCCCCGTACTTCGCTTGGTATTGGTCCTCCCAATACCTCGAGTCGTGTTTCTGCGGCGGCTTCTTCCGCCGGGGCCCGCTCTTCGGTTGCTTCCGCGACTTCCGCTCGAGCTCGTCCACGAGCACGGGGTCGTTCTTCGCGCGGCTCGGCTTCCAGACGGGCTGCGCGTCAGGCGGTAGCCCGAAGCCCTCGTCAGCGTCGATGAGCGGCGGGACGTTGGTGATCCCGCGGTTCTCGGCGTCGGTCTTCCGGAGGCTGCGAATGCCCGACCGGCAGCGGTGATGCAGCGGTGGGCAGTGCGTCTTCCAGAAGTCGTGGTCGGCCGGTAGGATCGTCGCGTCGAGCGGCCGGCAGATTTGCGTCGTGCGTGAATCGAGCACGGCGTCGAACATGAAGTACGGCCGTGCCTCGACGACGTCCGGGTCGTTCATCTGCCGCCACCGGCCGGCGCTGTAGCTGCGCTGTGTTGCGTTGCGGAAGACGGTTTCGGCGTGCGCGTCGTTCCGAAGCGTGCCCCTCACGCGCTTGCGCCACTCCTCGAACGGCTCCCCCGACTCGATTGCCTTCGTGATTTCGTCGAAGACGCTCTGGACCTGCGCGAGCTGCAAGCCCCCGCCGATCCAAAACGCCCGCGTGCGAGCGTCGGTGTCGAGCCTGAGCGCCTCAGCCTTCGTCAGGACCGTGCGGGTTCGGAAGAAGTCGAGCGCCTCGTCGAACCGACCGACTTCGGCCGTTACGGTCCACCGTGCCGACGCTTTCCGCTCGGCGCTCGAGAGCATCGTGCTCACGCGTCCTGGTTCACGGCTGCCCGACCAGCGAGCTCGCCGAGCGCCATCGCCGAGAAGACGATGTCGTTCAGCTCCTCGGGGTCGAGGTCTTGGTAGCGGGCGCGCAGGCGCGCGCGAAGGTCTTCGTAGTCGGTCGCCGCGTCGAGCTCTTCGGCGATCGCTTCGAGCGTGGGCCACAAAGCAGCGATGCCCGCCGCCGTGCTGTCCTCGGTGAGGGCGTCGGCGTAGAGCTGACCCTCGAGGAAGCCTCGACCCTTGCGGGGCGAGTCGCCGGAGGCGAGTCGGACGTGCCGTGCTCGAGCCGTCGGTGCTGGCTTGGCCTCTGGCGTCTCCGTCGCTGGCGCCGGGCTACCCGTCGCGCCCGTCGACGCCGGCGTTGGTGCGGGTGCCCCCGTGGGCTGCCCCGGCACTGGCTTCGGCGGCTCTTCACCGGGGTCGAGCCAATCGTCGAGCTCGAACTCCTCGGTGAATTCCTTCCGCTTTACCTTGAAGCCGAGGTCGGTCGCCTTCTTGGCCGCATCGAGCGCGACGTTCGCCGTCTCGCCCTCTGCCTTGAGATTCTTTTTCGGCTCGACCGGGTAAACCGGGTATGGCGCGAGCTTTCGGTCGCCCCAGTTTCGCTCGGCGTAGGGCTTCAGCGATTGGTCGTGGACCGTCGAGGTCCAGGCCTGCGCGTCGAAGCGTAGTTTCGCCTGGTCGCCGGTTCGCTCTTGCGACTCAGCCGCAGCGCGGCTGCCGTCCTTCACGACGGTCGTGAGGTTTCCGCCGCGGATGTTGACCGCGATGGCTTCGTTCGCCATCTCGATCTGGCTGTCGAAGAGCTCGTTCGAGCCCGCCGCTACCTGCACGAGCTTCAGGTCGAAGCCCGCCGGCAGCATGACGACCCCGTCACGTCCTCGACGCTTGATCTCGTCGGCTAGTTGGCGCCGGATGTCGGACGCCGGCACTGCTTCGTCGCTCGAGAGATCGCCGTCCTCGCCGACGGTGCCGACGAGCAGCGCGCCCTTCTCACCAGCTCGCGCACGGTCTTCCCGCGCGAGGTGCTTCAGAAGCACAAGCGGAGCGAGCGCCCACAGTAGCCCCCACGCCCACGGCCGATTTCGCCCGTAGGGACGGTGCATCATCCAATCCCCGTCACCAGGGACGAGGTCAATCTCTTGGTTCGCGCCCGTCGAGGCCTCGGACTGGATCCACGTCTTCCACGTGCGCGTCGGCCAGTCGAAGCGCAGGTGTTGCGGGTGCCAGAACTCCGGGCAGGGGAGAACGCGGCCTTCGTGCCCCTCGACGAGCTGCCACGTGTGACGCGCCGGACCGAGCCCGAGCACGATGCCCCACCGTAGAATCAGCCCGACTTCAGCCTCGGGGTAGGAGTCCCACCAATCCTCTTCGGCCTCGAGCGCCTTGACGGCACGGTTCGAACGGCGCTTGTCGCCGCTCGCTTCGAAGGTCGGGTCGAGCCCGAGGAGGGCATCGACGCGCGCCCCGAGCGCTCCCTGAACGCGGTCGTCTTTCAGGACCCATTCGGTGAGGTTCGCCGCCTGGGGGAGGTTCCCACCATCAGCAGAAATCTCAGCTGACCGGATCGCCTTCGGCGTCCACGTCGTGAAGACGCGCACGCTCGGCTCGATGCCGGTGCTGTCGCTGGCCTTGCCAGCCTTTCCCTTTTTGGCCGTCGCCATCGTTCGTCATTCGCCCGGCGAAGGCCACGCGAGGGAAGTGTCGTCCGTACCCGTGCGGGTCAGACCGAAGTGAGCGTTTCCGATCGCGTCGGCGTCGTCGTCTTTCTCTTTGCCAGAGCCCGTGAAATTCGCGATCACGTCGAGGAATGGGTAGAGCCACTCTTCGAGCTCGATGAGGTCGGGCGAGCCCTTTTCGTACTGGTCCGGATCGGGGACGAGGAAGCGGCCGGCGTTCCACACGGCCGCAACGTCTGTGTTCGAGACGAGCTTGTCGCCCGGTGGCGGCGAAACCTTGATCGGGAGCCGCGCTCGAATGAGGAAGTCGGCGGTGCCCTTCTCGGTGCCGCTCGCCCGCCAAAACATCTTCCAGCCGCGGTGCTCGACGTGCCGCGCCTTCAGCGTGAGCGCGAACGACGGAGCATCCACCTGCTTCCGATCGACACGGGTGAGGAAGAACCGAGGGCCTTTGCCGTCACGCGGCTCGAGCTCCATCACGACGCCGGCGCAGATCGAAAAGTCAGCCGTTGTCTTCGCCGAGAAACCGAGGTCGATTCCGTAGGCGCCGCGGTAGCCCGAGTTCGGGAACTCTTTCGCGGTGTAGTAGGTCGGCTCGTGGAAGACGGTGCCGCCGCGCGGCCTCGGCCTGCCCTGGTAGAGCGCGGCCCACGCGAACTCGAGGATCTTCTCGCGCTTCTTCTCGAGCGCGTCGACGGGCCACTTGTCCGGGAAGAGTGCTTCGCCGAGGAGCCGACCGTTCGGGTCGTCCGTGACGACGCCGTTGTCGTTTACCGGTCCTTCGGCGAGCGCACGAAGGTTGATGTAGGTCCACTTCTCCTCGACGAGCACGCCCGAGAGATCCTGGGGGTGCCATCGAGTCGAAGTGGAC